ACCTGTTGCTTGGTTAACAGCAAAATATTGACCTACGTTAAAGTTACCTTTTTCATCTGTTGATATGTAGTAAACACGACCCGGAAATGTGTAAACAATCTGATTGGCCTGAGTTGGTCCTTGGCTTGGTATGCCTGGATAGTTGGTAGTTGAAACACCACCTGTACCAATAAACAAGAAGTCATGTCCAGTTAATCTAATCAAACTAAAGTTGTAACGAATATTAGCCACAGTGCCATCTGTACTTGCTACAACTTTTTGTTGAGCAAGTGTTACGATATAAACGTTGACACTGTTAACAGTGGCATTGCTTACTGCTGAAATAACATAAGCACCTGTGTCGCCTGTGGCAAACTGAATACTAGCACCAACTTGTGGAACAGCACTTGCTGAACTCAAGACTAAAATATAATTTGATTGGCCGCCTACTGCTGACGGTGTCATTGTTGCGGCGCTTGTTCCACCAGTGACTACATTGGTTGTATTAAACGTTCCGCTAGTTGATTTATAATATAAGTATCCGGTTTGGGTACTGGTTACTATACCGACAGCACCACTGGTTGCTTGCGTGATTGTTTCACCTTGTTGGAAAGAACCGGTTAGTGTGTTACCGTTATAGGTCAACATACCTCCATAGACTGTTGCAGTCACCGGAGTTTCACTGCCCAAGAAGCCTGCGCTGACAGCACCGTATGTACCATAACTGTTATTGCCGCTTAATGAACGAATCTGTCCACCGCTGGTTGTTGCATAACCAATGTAGCAATAATATGTAAACACTGAAACTGCTTCAACTCTACCACCGTTGAGAACCCATAGTCCCACACCGCCGTCTAAGACTATGTTATAGGCCCAGAATACCATGCTTTTGTTTCCGCTGCCATGAACACTGCCGTCTACGATTGCACCAACACCACCTGCACTGATAGCAGAACAGTCTTTGATGTATGGAGATTTGTTGGCCACGGTTGAAGCTGGATTTAAGCGTAGATACACACCACCGATTGTTGCGGCGGTAATGTCGTTTGCTGGACTTCCGCTGGCAAAACCAGTCATACCAGTCATTAATAATCCTTCAAGCATGGTCTGATCACTGAGCAAGAACATAGTACTTAAATTGTTGACTACTGGACTTGCGTCAGTACTTAGATGTCTAAATGTTAATGTGCCACTTGGTGTTGTATCAGGTGCTACAGAAATCGTTAGTGTTGTGCTGTCAACTACTACTGTGACTTTTTGTGCTGATGAAAAACCAGTACCAGTGATAGTCATGCCAACTGCAACGCTGGCCGTACTTGATACTTTTAATGTTGTGCCACTTGAACCACTGGCTGTATAGGTCGCAGTTGTTGAACCCAATAACGGAGTAATAGTAGTATTACGCATGCCGTCGCCAATGATGGTAACATTAGCTGGAACTGTGATAGGTAATTTTTCGTTGTACGTGCCTGCCTTGACATAAACAGTAGCCGGACCTGTGATCGTATCGCAGGCTTTTCTTAGTGTTTTAAATGCGGCATTGAGACTAGTACCGTTGTAGCTGTCATTGCCAGTGTCATCACTTACGTAATAAACACTACCTTCAGCGTTGGGATTACCCCATTGCGGAAAACCATTTGTGCCAACTGTCAACACTTGGCCAGCTGTACCGATAGGCAATCTAGTGTTGCCTACTGAACCATAATATGTAAGATCGCCAGCAGTGGTATTGGTTGTGGTACCTTGTGCCATCAACTGCCAGTAAACAGCAGTTAAATCAATTGACCAAGTTCCGCTAGTATGTGCAAACACACAAACATAACTGGATCCGCCGAAGCTGACAGCATCGTTAACTGTATATATTGTGGCGGTGACCCACGGACCCTTCCAATTTAATCTTATTTTACCAAGGTTTAGTGTGGTTATACTCATATTTTATCCTGTATCCAATATTTAGTTGAAAGTTGCTACCAACATGCCAAGGTTATTTAAACCATAGGTATATCTATCAGTGCCTACATCTACTGTAGCATATAGATCTTCATTGTTTGCGTTTTGTAAGTTTACATTAGTATCTGTAATTTGATAATATAGTAGGTCACCATTGGTGTCTACTGAAAAAGCGTGAACTAGATTATTAATACTAACTGAAATATTAATATCACTCGTGCCGTCAAACGCAACACCGTTAATGGTTCTTGCAACAACCAGCTTAGTAGCTGTGGCCGCTGTGCCTGCTAGTACATAATTTTTTAATACTGCCAGAGTGGCCTGTTGACTAGTTAATGTACTTGATACATTTGCGACCAATGGAAATAGGTTAGCATCAGCGAGAACGCTAGTTGATGGTAATTGCGAAATCTTTATAGTCATAGATTACCCAGTAACAAAGTAATAGCCCGTACCGCCTGCGGTATAGTCCATTAATTCTTTATCTAATTTTTCAAATTCTTTGTCGGCTTCCGTTTTTAGTGCGGCACCATTCATTTGTATAGCACCACCTGGACCTGCAATTGATCCAAATTTACTGCGAGCTTCACCTAGCATTTGTTTACACACTGCCAGGGTGTAATCTTTGAGCCATTGCTTGGCTTGATAGTCTTGTAATAATACCCAGTCTGGTCGATGATTATAACTCTGAACTAGTATCTGTTCGCCTTGTGCAAACGGACGCTGTAAAATGTTTAAAATATGGCTAGTTGGCTTCCAACTAAACTCAATATAACTACCAAACATACGACCCACTAATTTCTGATAGCCTGCAAACAATTCATATGTTGCTAGACCACCCATGGAATTACCACTTAACAAATAAGTGTTGGTATAGGCTAGGTTAAACGGTTCAAAAAGCGTACCACCTGCACCCATACCAGTTCTCGAGCCAATTGCTCTGCGAAACACTTGTCTAACTGTGATAACTTCGTCGGGTAATCTATATTCATTTTGATCCTGTATAAGTTCTAGGAACAAATAACTTTCTTCTACAGCATTAGGACTTTTTTGACGGTAACGATTTAACGCACGATCCAAGGCCATTTCGTAATGTGCAGGATCAAGCTCTACTTCGATCATGCCGTCGCCCAGCATTAGTCTAACATAATCAAATACTTTATTACGCTCGATAGTGCTGTTACTTTGCGTTGAAGGTGCTAAATCGTCCATATTTTGGTCTCCACTCATATTTATCTAACGATAAATATCATATGCCAAGACTATCACTGTATAAACCCGAACGGGGAAACGACTTTAAATTTATAGATCGCCAAGCTAGCGAAATGTTCCAAGCTGGCGGTACAGATTTATACCTACACAAGTACCTAGGACCCACTACAAAAACGTCAGGAACTGCTGATCAACCAGTTTATGCCACGCAAAATGTAGCTAATATCCAAGATTTACTGTTTTTAGAAAACCGTGATCGTGCTTACGACACTGAAATTTATCGTGTACGCGGCATTTACAACGTGGCTAACATTGATTTTAACCTAAGTCAGTTTGGTCTGTTTATAGATAACGATACGATCTACATGACCGTGCATATCAATGACATGGTAAAAACTATTGGTCGAAAGCCTATCAGCGGTGATGTGTTTGAATTACCACACCTACGTGATGATTTTGCACTTAATGATTTTGATCTAACACTGCCTCGTTATTACGTAATCGAAGATGTGGGCCGTGCAAGTGAAGGATTCAGCAACACTTGGTATCCACATTTATACAGATTAAAATGTAAAAAAGTCACGGACAATCAGCAGTTTGCACAGATCTTTAATCAAGCGGCCAAAGATGCCAACGGTGACGATGTTGCTGGGACCACTCTTAAAGATTTGCTCAGTACATTTAACAAAGAAATTGCCATTAACGATCAGATCGTTGCACAAGCAGAAGCAGATGCTCCTAAGAGTGGTTACGAAACTCGACAGTTTTACACACTGGCTGTGGACACCCAAGGTAATCCTACTCTAGAAACCGCAGATGAATCTACATTAGATGCCAGTAATATTAGCAATATCAGAGCTGGAACAGTTAATGGAGTACCTAATCGTACAGGATATACCGGTTATCTAGTAGGGGATGGAATACCAGTTAACGGATATGACTTTGGATTTGGTATACAATTTCCAGCAAGTGCCCAA